ATATATAGATTATATTATTTTAATAAAAACTAAACATATTATTAAATACTTATGTTTAATATAAATTTATGAATTAAATAACTAATTTATAAATTATAATTTTTTATTTTTCTATGACTTAAATATATAATTATATAATAATATATAATATTTTTTTATAAATTATATATATTAAAGTATGTATAATATTTATAAAATATTTATTGTTATTCTTTTAATAATATTTATTTTTTTACTTTTTAAAAATAACTTTATACATGAACAAAATGTTATAGAAAGTTTTGAAGATAAATTTCAAGACCATGAAACATTTAAGGAAATTTATGACCCGCAATTTATAGATTTTTATGAAATAGTATATCGTGATTTTATGGATATAAATAATGATATTAAAATGGTTGAACGTAAAATAGTAGACCCTGTAAAAAATAAGGATGAATTGGCGTTTTTAGTATGTGGTTCTGGTGTAGGAAAATTATGTAAAGCAATTAAAAATAAGCATGACAATATTATAGGTGTTGATATTTCAGAAAATATGTTAAAAAAATCACAGTCTTTATATCCAAATATTAAATTTGTTAGAGGTAATATAACAAAAGGAAATATTTTTAATAAAAAAACATTTAGTCATATTTATTTAGATGAAAGAACATTATATTATAATAAATTTAATGATATGATTAAAATAATAGTAAATATTAACGAATGGTTAAAAGATGGTGGATTTTTTATTGCACCTATATATGATAGAAATGATTTGGCAGTAGCATGTCGATACTATTCAAGTAATTATATTGATAATAAAGGAAATTTACATGGTTTTACATATTTAAATAATTTTAGCCATGATTGTTATTATATAAAAGATAATGATAAAATAGCCAAAGTTGATGCAGAAAATTTAATAAATAATTATAATGATAAAGAAATTACATATAATTATTATGATAAATTAGTATTTGATACAGGTGATAAACTTATTAAAAAAACGACTTTTTATATACCATCTAAAGAGATTATTTATGATATTATAATAAAACATGGTTTTGAAATATATTATATAGAAAAAAGTACAGATAGAAATGAAGGAATACAAATGTATGATTTAGCAATTTTTAGAAAGAAAAAAGAAACATTAACTATAGAAGAATTAGAGAAAAATAAACAATTATAAAGAATCGTATCTTATAAAAAATTGTATTTTATAAAGAATATTATATTATTAAGAATATTATATTATAAAGAATATTATAAAAAATATTATAAAGAATTATTATAAATAATTTTATCTAAATAATATAATAATAATTTTTATTCAAATGCCTGATGATAAAGATAAAGAAAAAGTAACTATATTAAGTAATATTATTAGTTTAAATCCAACAGGTACATTAGATTATAATGGAACATTTGGTTTAAGTGGTGGAAATAGTATAGTTAGTTCACCAGATGTTGCGTCTAAAGAGAATTTAGAAAAAACAATGAATAATGAAATTATTTGTAATGTAGAAAAATTTGAAAATTATTATGATTATCAAAATAGTTTAAATTATTTAGATGAGAATGATAATATAAAATTTAATTTAAAAAAATATATGATAATGATAATTATATTTATTTTATTAATAATATTAATTTATTTAATTTAGTTTAGTTATTTTAATTTTGGATAAAAATAAAAATAGTATTAAAATTAAAAATTATAATTTAAATTAAAAATTAATATAAAAAAAAATCTTGATATATAATATAATATGCCAAGAATCAACAAAAACGAGAGTAGTGAAGAGAATTACAGTCAAGAACAGTTTGAATCAGACCTTCAAGAACTTGAATCTCTAATTAATCAAAGTCAATTAAGTGAAGAAAGTGAATATAGTGAACAAAGTGGTGGTAAAAAAACACATACTAGTAAATTACGTCATTTCAAGCTTGCTACTGTAGATGGAAAGGAAGTTGATTTTGAAGCAACCGCAAACGTTAAAGACCACCAAACTCCTCTAAGTGCTGCTAAGAAGCTTCTAAGATCTTATTGCAGAGCACTAAAACTAAAGGAAACTAATAGACTAAAGGTTGATATTAAGTTTACTATTAGAGAATCAACTCGTGGTTCTGGAAACAAGATTTTTGGTCCATATACAGGTAAATACAGAAAGTATACACCTGCTGAAATGAAGAAGGCTCAAGCTTCTGGTATTACCTTCCACATGAAGCCTGAAGTAAAGCTTCTAAAATCTAAGAAACAAAAGGGTGGTGCTAAGATGTGAGGAAATTCAAGAAAATTTATATAAATAAAAAACTTGTATAAAAAATTATATGAATGACAATAATTTTTAATATATGTAAAATATTTTTATAAAAATTATTTATACATTAATAATTTTTACAAAAATATTTTTACAAAAATTATTTTTACAAAAATTATTTGAATATATAAACATTATTTTTTAAAAAATTTTAAAATATTACTTATTATTATAAATAATGAATAATAGTTACTCTTATTATACAATTGTTGATTTCCCATCTAAAAATAAAACATTTGGAAAATATTCTGGAAGTAATCCAAAAAAAGCCGCAATTAAAGCTTTTAACACCTTAATTTCACATGTTGATGTTGATTTAGAAAAAGAAGGTAAATTTATTGTATTTTATATTAGAAATATTGAAACTGGAAAAGAATATAAATATATAGGAAACAGAATAAAATTAAAAAATCCTGTTCTAACTAAAAAAAATGGAAAAGACGTAACATACCTTTATAAAAATGTTGTATCAAAATATAATATAAAATTAAATATGTTATAAATATAATATAATATAATATAATATAATAATGGATAGTTCAGCAGTATCTTATTCTGTAACACCTGCAAATCAAAAATGCCAAAATGCTACAACTGTAAATATTGTTTCAAATCCTGGTACTACAGCAAGCGGAACAAGCAGTGAATTAGATAGTGTATTAAATCAATCTACAGCAGATCAACAGTATGATGTTAGTTCAAGTCCTGTTAAAAAATTATACGGTGGTCGAAAAATTAATATATATAATTTATATAAAATAAAATTTAAAAAAAAAATTTATAACATTAAATCTAATAATGAAATGAATGCATTGAAATTATTTTTAAATGGTCGTATTTTTAAAAGTGATAATATAATTACTATTAATAATAGTCTATATATATTACGAGGTAATTATAAAAATAAATTTGTGAAAATAAGTGATTAAATAAAATATATTAAAAATATTTATACAATCTTTTTATCATAACCAGATTCTAATAAATATTTTTGAGTTCTTTCAAGATACGGTTTTATTTTAATCCATACTTTATTATTATATGTAATATTTTTTTTTCTTTTATTTATGGAAGATGAATTATACCATATAATTTTACGTAATTCATCAATTTCAATATCATCATATTTTTTATGAAGTAATTTTAATATCATCGGTTCACAATGATAATCAATAGCTGAATAATCCCATTCACTTAAATCTAATTCTTTTATTGAAATATTTATTGGTTTAATATTATCGGTATAAACATAAGATAATTTATTTTTTTCAGTAAATCTTTTATACCATACGTCTGAATATGTTTTTAGCATTTTCATATCACCTTTTAATCCTCCGTATGCGATTCTTATATGAATACAATATAATAAAGACAATTGTTCTTCGTCAAGTTTATTATAAGAATTAAGAATTTCATAATTTTTTAATATTTCTACTTTTTTAACGTTTGTTTTAATATTACTTTTAGATATATTATTTTTATAATTTCCTTCATTATCTTTGTCTATTTCTTTACCATCTATATTTTCGAGTTTATCTTTATAATCCTGACTATCTTCATCATTTTTAATTTCGCAATCATTAATTTCTCCATTCTCTTCATTAATTATATCATTAATATCTATCTTTGATGATAAAACGTAAGTTAATCCTAATATCCATTCATACATATACAATTTTATCTTAAAATTACTCTTTGACATAATACTTGATAGAATCATAATCCAAATAAGTGTTGTAAAACTCTCATGTAACATTGTATCTTCTAACATTATTATAGGTAGTCTTCTAATTAGTTCATTAAAATCCATCCGCATAAGGTGAAAACATGATTGTATTGATAATGAATCATTCATTTTTCTGATACTTTTTTGTAAAAGTGATTTTAAGAAAGAAGTATTTTTATAAACTTTTTCTTTTGGAAAAACATATTCTTTTTCATCCATTTTTGAAAGATTTCCACATATATAAAAATAATAACCTTTTTTTATATAATCACAATTTATTTGTTCGATAAAATTTATTTTGTCGGGTTTTATATCAGTCCAATAAGCATTTTTCTCTGGTAAATATCCAGTAGACCAATCTATATAAAAATATCTTTTTAGTTTAATTTTATTAGCATTATTTACTGGATTATCAACATTTTTTTTATTTTGTCCAAAGAATGAATCAAGTGTTTTTTGTGTTAATGACATTTTATGTTATGATTTTTATAAATAAATATAATCACTTTATATTTATTTAATAATATAAAAATCAATTTATTATAATTCTTTAATAAAAAGTGTTTAATTATATAAAAATAATTTAAAATATTTGAAGGAATATATATTATTGAATCATAAAAAAATTGAATTGTAATAATTAAAGAAATAAGTATTATATTATTATATGAATATAAGTAAAATAATTACAATGAAACACCGTACGATTCCAATAATAATTAATAAAGGGACTGGTGCAGGTGGAGCAAATACAAATTATTATGGAAAAAAGTTTGAAGATAAAACTAATAATGAACAACGACTGTTAGAAAATGGATATTCAAAAAATAGTTTTTCAAAAAAACCAAAAAAAGCATATGATTATTATTTATCAAAAACGTTTGATGATAAAACTATTGTTTTTGTATTACAACATGGATTAAAAACGTATATGAAAAAAAAATATAATATTGAGTTATTTAGATATCCAGATGAAGCATATATTATTGAATATAATAGCGGTAGAAAAGTAATAAAAATATTAGAAAAAAAAGAGCAGAATGTAGAAGGTTCTGTAGAAACTAAATTATGGTCTGGTCCTTCTCTTAAACGAGAGTATGAATTAGTTTTAGGAACTGATTTTGAGGTATTTTATGGATTTTGTGTAAGTAATTTTTTGAAAAATAAACTTGTTTCAAATAAAAAAAAATATAAAATATTAAATAAAATATTTATTGAAACTAATATTGAGGTTTTATTTGGGAATGATGAAAACTATTTTGAAAAATTTGATATATGGTTTAATAATTCTTTATAATAACCTCTTTCGCCTTTGCATTTGGATTTTTAGAATTAATTGACCTTTTACATAAAATAGATTTTATATTATATTTTTCATTTATAAAGTTTTCACGTACTAAACTCACATCTGCATTACTCAACATTATTTTTTTATTAGTTGTTTTATTTGAATCTGTTAAAATATGTATCAATTTAAATAAATTTTTATGGTTGTCTATGTTAAATCCATTTTCTGTATATCCTACAAATGAAGTGTCCGTTTCTGGTGCATATGGAGGGTCAAGATATAAAAAATCGTTCGGTTCTGTATTTGTAAGTGATGTATTAAAATCACAACATTCAAATACTACATTTTCTATTAAATTATGTATTTCTTGTAAATGTTCTTTATTTATAATTTCTGGATTATTATAATGTCCATATGGAACATTAAATCCGTTTGGTCCAACTCTAAAAACTCCTCTAAAACATGTTTTATTTAAAAATATAAACATAGCAGAACCTAATACACCGTTTTTATCGTTTGAGCATAACTTATTATATTCGCTTCGTATCCAATAATAGTAATTTTCTTTCGAGGTTTTTGCTTCTTCTATATTTGTAGGTTTTCTGTTTATTGGTCCATTTCCACATTTGTTAAAATCAATAATAATAGTTTGTAATGTATCATATAATTCGTTAGGCTGTTTTTGAATATTCTTGTAAATATAAATTAATGGTTCATTCAAGTCATAAGCGTAAATATTTCCATGTACTTTTATAATTCCACTTTTTACATAAGATAATAAACTTAATAAAACACTACCTCCTCCTAAAAATACCTCGCGATAATTATTTATCTCAACTGGAAAATCTGTAATAAGTTTATCTAAAATTTGGGTTTTTCCACCAACCCACTTTAATATTGGTTTGGGAATATGTATTTTTTGTGTAGTGACATCTTTAACGAGTTTATTATCATACAAAGTTTCAATTAGTTTTTCTTTAACATCATCAACATTATCCATCATTTCTTTTATTTTACTTTGAACAAAACACGGATTTTTTTTATTAATATGTGATGTATAGTTGTATTTTTGATTAAACTCCTTTCCACACTTTTCGTAATTGTATTTAGCCATATGTAGGTTTATATGTAATATTTTTATATCAATTATATTAATTTTTTACAAAAAATTTTACAAAAATTTTTTACAAAATATAACTTAAAAATATGTGTTTTAAATATAAAAGTTTCAATTAAAATATTTAATAAATAAATATCTAATTACGTAAATAAATATAATAAATACAATAATTATATTTATTTAATAGATAAAAAAAATCAATTTATTATAATTCTTTAATAAAAACTATTTAATTTTATAAAAATAATTATTCTACATCTAAATAATGTTTTCTACAAACTGCCTCATATATTTCATCACTCCCAACTAATGTAACATCTGTAACATCAGCATTATTTAAAATAGTTCTTTTTGTAAAATGTGCCAAATTCCCATTGCCGCATTTTTTACATAAAGAATTTAATTTAGTTACTTTATCAGCATGTGGTATTAATCGTAATACATCACCGAATGGATTCCTTAAATAATCACCATCTAAGCCCGCGCATATGATAGTTTTCCCATTATCACACCATTTAATAATATTTTCATATGCATCTTCAAAAAACTGGAGTTCTTCTATAATAATAACGTCTGTTTCATAAATTGTATTATTATCTAATTGAGATAATTTATCTGTTATAAGACATTGTTCAAATTTATTTTTATTATGAGTTGTTAAACCAGTTGAACCATACCTATTATTCAAAGAATGATTTATTACACATATTGATTTATTTAAACATTTATAACGATTAATAATACGAAGTAATTCTGTACTTTTACCTGCATACATTGGTCCAATAATTAACTCTAAATATCCATTTTCGCGCATTGTTTTATTAATACATGTATTATTTTCCATATTTAATAAAATTATTTTATAAGAATCTTATAAAATATATAATTAAATATTTTTTAAATCAAATAAAATTATAAAATATTTATTCATATTAGACTTATTTATATTCATGTTAAATGTTATAATTTATTCATAAAAGAATGTTAAATAATCAATTATTAATAATAAATCAATCAAGTATATAAATAATGTATATGTATAAGGTGGAATGATTAATAAATCTCCTCTTTTTTTTTCAGTATTATTCTTTTCATAATTATCATTTATTTGTATTATTTTATTTTTAACTTGAATCTTTGTTTTTGTATGATTTGAATAATTTTGTTTAATTGATTCAATTTCTATATTTTTCTTTTGATTCAATTCTTTACTATTAATTTTTTTCAATATTATTAATATTTTCTTACGTAAGTCTTCTGTATGTGCTTTATATTCTTCAAAAAATGGAGATACTACAGGTGTTTGTTTTTTAAGGTGGTCATTATATAGTTCTTCGATAAATTTATTTGATTTTTCATTAATCATGACTTTTGTAATACGTTTTGTTAATTCAGATACATTTTCACATATTTTTTCTTCCATTTCCGCATTACATTCCTTCAATTTTTCAATATTACCTAGATTTTTATCATATATTTCGTTAAAATCTTTATTATTTTTTTGATATATTGAATATATTAAATTCGTTGATTTTTTTAAACTCATTTTATAAACAATGTCTTTGTATTTATTTGAAATAGTTAGTATTTCAGTAAAAGAATTGTCGAATTCTGTTTTTAATGAGGTAAAATTTGGTTTAGGAGAGGATTCTTTATCAGTAATTTTTTGAAGTTTTTCTTCTATACTTTGTTTTAAATTATTAAGAGTCCCAGATTTTGCATTAAAATTAGTAGTTAATCGAGTTTTTTCATCTATTTTGGCTTGAATTTTATATTGTTCAATTAGTAATGGTTTTAAATCATTTTCTAAATTTGTCTTTTCATCATATTTGTTTGATATATTAATAAATAAATCATATGCTTTTAGAAAATATATATCCTTGTTTATAGTAAATTTACTTTTATAATTATTATATAATGTTTCTATTTTAATTTTTAAATCCTTATTTGTGTCAATAATATTGTTTAATTGTTTCATTTTATTACCATCTTTTACTTTTTTAAGTTCATTAAAAAAACTATTACTAAAACTATTACTATTACCAATTATATTATTTTGCACGGATGTTCCTGATGGTGGTGGAACTATAATAGGGTTTATTGTATCTTTATTTATAATAATTATATTTTTTATATTATCATAAATACTATGAATATTTTTATAGTCTTCATTAATTGTTGAGAAATCTTTTGTTAATCTATTAATATCAGTATTTTTGTCTTTAATTAAAGCATCTATTTCTTCTTTTCGTTGTTTATAATATGAATTTGAAGCAGTATTGTTAGTTAAATATTTCTTTTCACGATTTGTATCACCTATACGACGACTTATATCTTTTTTCATTATTTCTAATGCATCTATATTATCATTATCATCATTTAATTTATTTTTATAAAGCCTAAATATATCAGTAAAATTAAATTTAATATCATCTTGTGTTTTTATATATATATCAAAATCGTTGTTTACTTTATTATTATGTCCATTATTTCGTTCAAGAACAACTCCTAAATATAAGTATTCTGTCTCTTTATAATAATACATTGATGTTAAAAATAATTTTAATAGTGTAATTAAATCTAAATTTTGTTTAAAAAATTCAATAGTACTATTTAATTTAGTCGTGTTGTTAAAACTAATACCAGCACCAATTATTTTTGTAATATGGATTTTTAAATCGTCTTTAGACTTATTAATAATTTCAAAGAATTTTTTATAAATCTCTTCTTTTTTATTTTTTAATTTGTTCTTATTTGAATTTAATGAAAATATTCTTTCAAAAATTTCAATGTCGCTATTTAATAAATTTATTATCTCTTTAATTTCTTTTATAACAGTTTTTTGTTGTTCAGATTTTTCATTAAACTCATTTTTTTGTTTATCATATTTACTAATAAGTGTAGTAATTAATTCTTTTGTTATATCATTTACATCTAATAATTTTAGTTCTTTTAAATTATCTAATGATAATATATCTTTATTAATTTCATTTAATATGCTTATTAAATTATTATATATTCTATTAATTTTAATAGTGTCTTGTTTATATTTTTCAAAATTTTTGGAAGAATTCATTGTTTTAAAATTATCTATTATTGTAATTAATGTAATATTAGAGCCAGAACCACCTGATATATTATAATAAATAGAACCGCTTGAATCCGCTGTAGGTTCAAATATTGGTGTTAAGGTTGAGGCAGGAGGTGAGGCAGTCGATGAGGCAGTTGATGAAGCTGAGGTTGAGGCAGGAGGTGAGGCAGTTGATGATGCAATTGATGAAGCTGAGGTTGAGGCAGGAGGTGAGGCAGTTGATGATGCAGTTGATGAAGCTGAGGTTGAGGCAGGAGGTGAGGCAGTTGATGATGCAGTTGATGAAGCTGAGGTTGAGGCAGTTGATGATGCAGTTGATGAAGCTGAGGTTGAGGCAGGAGGTTTAGCTTGAGGTGAAGGTGGAGGTGGAGGTAAGATTGGTTTTGAATCATTATTATTTGAACCTGATGTACTTGATTTTTTTTTAGAGCCAGTATATATTTTATCTATATCATCAAAGTAACCTTTAATTAATTCTAAATTTCTAACAATATTTTCTAATATTTTATATTCTTTTATATAATCATTTTCATTAGTTATTCTTTGACTAATATATTCCAAAAATGTAGTTAATTTATCTTTTGTAGTCGTCATATCATTTAAAATATTTGTTTGAATTTCATTATTTTCTTTATTTTTAGAATTGAATGTTTCATATAAATAAACATTTATTTTTTTAATAACTGGATTTTTAGTATCAAACATTAACGCAAACATTTCATATGTTAAAGTACTTTCACTATACATTAATCTAAGCTTCTGTTGTTTATTGAATTTAATATATACATATGAATAAATTAAGTATATTAATGGAATAATATAATATATGAGCATGTTTTTACTGTGTAACTCACCTCGTGTTATATTTCCAATTTTTTTGGTTTGTTCTATAATAATATTCGTATTAATACTTTTTTCAAGATCTGTTTTTGATTTTTCAATTCTGTCTAAAAATAATTTATAAAAATTTTTAATTATTTCTTCTTGATAAATAGGTATATATAATTTTTCTTTGGATAGAATTCCTTCCATAATTGCATCAAATACTTCATTAAGAAGATATACCTTATGGTTACCATTAGTTTTAGTAGGTGTCAATTTATTATTATACTCAACTTTATATTTATCATAAATTCTTTTAATAAGTTTTTTTGAAGTTTCGGTATCACCTAATTTTGTAAAAATAAACGTTTTAATATCATTAAGATTTCTCTTTTCTAAAAATAAATCACTAAATGTTTTCATTGAATCTACCAAATTTTTTGGTGTTGCTTTTCCTTCTTCTGGTAAATATTTTGCAATATTTCCAAAAATATTTGCACTATATTTATCTTGAAAAGTTTTATATTTTATAAAAAATTCGTCTGGTAATTTTGATGTTTTAGTATTAGTTCCTCCTCCTTTTATTACAGTAGTATCTTTAGGATTTTCATCATTATTAGTCGTGTGTTGTAGTACATTTATATATTCATTTAATGAATGCTCATTATTATTAGGAAATTTTCCATATATAATATTTTCTAATTTTGTTTCAATAAAATTTTGTTGATTTTTTATATTATTTTTATAACGATAAAATAAAGTATTACTTATAGATTTTCCTATTTTTTTTGTTCCACTCAATGTACTACCTATATATTGTCCCATCCCAGTAGCTTTTTCTTTTAAATAATTTCTAAATTTACTGGATGATTCTGATTCTTTTATATTTTCTCCACTTTTAGAAAAAAATTGTTTTAATTTGTTAGTTAGTGTATATATTTTATCAAGTACTTCATTCAATAGATATTTATCATCTATCCTGTTAAAACTAGTATTTTGTATAGGATTCTTTGGTTCAATTCCATATTTTGTACATATTCTTTCTATAAGTTCATCTTTATTTTCACCTGCATTGTCAATAATATCTTGTTTAATTTCATCAAGATTTTTTTTCTTTAAAAATAATTTACTAAATTTGTCGATTGATTTTAAAAATGTTTCTTTATTAATTTCTTTATGTTCGGGTAAATATTTAGCAATATTTCCATAAACAGGTTTACTATATTTATTTTCATACGTTTTAAATTTTTCAAAATTTTGTTTTACATTTTGGTCACATCTAGTTTTCAATATATTATCAATACTTTTAAAATAATATTCTAATGAATATTTTCCATTTTCATTATTATTATGATTTAAATTATCAATTATTTCTTTTATATTTAAATAAAATAGACTGATTTGTTCATTAGTATTGTTAATATGGTATTTAAAAGTTTTTAATCTGTTTTTAAATTTATATAATTCGTTAAGTACTACGTCTAATGTATATTTATTATCATGAGAAGTACTTACATTAGCTGTAAAAATATTAAATTTAGTATTTATAACACTTTCATCACACTTAAAACCATACTTATTACACATTCTTTTGATAAGTTCAATACTAATTAAATTATTACCTGTATTATTAATAATAACTTGTTTAATTTCATTAAGTGTTTTTTTCTCTAAAAATAATTTACTAAATTTGTCAACTGATTCTAAAAATGTGCCTCTACTAAATTTTGTTTCTGTAGGTAAATATTTTGCAATATCTCCATAATCAGGATTACTATATTTATCATGAAAAGTTTTAAATTTTTCAAAATTGTATTTTATATATTGGTCGCAACTTTTTTCTAATATATTATCAATACTTTTAAAATAATATTCTAATGAATATTTTCCATTTTCATTATCAGTTTTATTAACATTTAAATCATTAATTATTTTTTTTATAGTTAAATTAAATAGTTCAATTTGTTCATTTGTATCGTTAATATTATGTTTAACCTTTCCGAACATTCTTTTAAATAAACTTTTAGATTTACCATTATTTTTTGGATTTGTACTCATAATATTAAATAATATCTATTATTAAGTAAGATAAATAAATTTTAAATATTATTTTTAATATCATTAAAATCATCTAATAATTTAGTCACAGACTCATCACTTAATAAATATTCAGAATTATTATTTGAATATTCATTAATAGCATTGATGTCATTTTCAAAGCTTTCAATCTTTTTAAGAGTTTCTAAATTTTTTTTATAAATGATATTATAAAAATATATTTGATAAGAAACAAATAATATGAATATAATTATTAATATTATATATAAATTTGAATTAATATTAAAAAACATTTTTAAATAACTATTATTATATATTAAACATTTTTTTTAATTAAAATATATTTAAAACTTTGGTTAAATATGAAAAACTGATTATTAGACTTAAAAATACGGTTTCCACAATGAAAATACTAAATTGTCGTCAATTATCGATAAATTAATGTAAAATTATAAAAATTGAAATAAAATTTTTAAAGATTTTTTTAATTTAAAAAAATATATATAAATATCATATAATGAATTGCAATTCTAATAACGACGAAACATATGATATTTTCACTTTTTTAACAGAACATCTTGTAGAAAATGGTAAAACCCATACACATACATCGATGTTTAATCCAAAAGGGTGTTATTTTATTAAAACAAATGAGTTAGACGCTTTTTACGACTTGTATGAAAAAGCTTTATTTGAAAAAAAAGAGTTACATATAACTGAAAAACATGAAGAGTTCGGACCCATGATAATTGATATTGATTTTAGATATGAATACGATACATTTGAAAGAAAACATACAATTAAACACGTAAAAGATATTGTTGAATTATATGTAAATGAAATATGTTTATTGTTCAATGTGAATATTGATGATCCAGAATGTACTTCATTTGTATTTGAAAGGAATGAAATGTATAAGAGTAAGGGATTTACAAAGGACGGTATACATATTATATTTCCTTATATTGTAAGTTATCCTGCTCCACAATATCATATTCGCGATAATATTCTTAAAAAGATAGGTGATGTAATAGCAGATTTAGATTTAAAAAATACAATATCTGATATTGTTGATCGTGCTGTTATATCCCAAAACAATTGGTTATTATATGGTAGTAATAAAGATAAACCGAAAGGTAATCCATATTATTTAAAGTATGTATTTGACGGATTCGCCGAAGAAATTGACCAATATGAATATTTTAAGGACAAAGACAGTAATTTGACAAGATTTTTTTCGATTCGAAATAAAAAATTATCAGACTTGACGCCTATTCAAGAGACAAAACTTAATGTAATTGAATCATTAACTAAAAAAAAAATAATTAAAAAAAGTATAACTAACATAAATTATGATACAAATAAGATACGTGAATTAGTTTCTATTTTAAATATTGAACGTGCAGATAACTACAATCAGTGGTTAGAAGTAGGATGGACATTACATAATATTGACCCAAATTCACAAGAACTTCTTGATATTTGGATTGATTTTAGTAAGACTTCATCAAAGTTTAAAGATGGTGAGTGTGAAAAAGTATGGGACCGCAGTAAAAATGAGGGACTAACTATTGCAACACTACATTATTGGGCGAAAAGTGATAATTACAAGAAATACTTAGAATTTAAGAGTAAAGACCTTGACAAATTCATTGATATTAGTGTAAAAACACAGACGAACTATGATATTGCAAATGTTCTATTCAAAATGTATGAATATGAATATGTATATTCAGATAAAAACTGGTATATATATAAAAATCATAGATGGAGTAGTGAAACAGATGGAATGTCACTTCGAAAGTTAATATCAGATGATTTGTGTAAGAAATATTTTTTTATTATGTCCAAATATAATCAATTAGGTTCGAATAGTGAGGCAAGTGATGCTGAACGAGAAGAATTTAAGAAGAAAGGACGAGATGTGTTAGAAATTGTCAAAAAATTGAAAACAACATCTTTTAAAAATAATATTATGACAGAATGTCAAGAACTCTTTCATGACAAAGATTTTGTTAAGAAACTTGATACGAACCCATATTTAATTGGTTTCAATAACGGTGTTTATGACTTAAATAAATGCGAAATGCGCGATGGACGTCCAGATGATTACATTGAATTGAATACAGAAATTGATAAAATTGATTTTGATACAAACAATGAGAATTGGGTGGATTTAGAAAAATTTATTACAACTGTATTCGTTGATGAAGAAATGAGGACGTATTTCATGCTTTATTTGGCATCATGTTTACAAGGACATAATGCTGAGGAGAAGTTTCGCATTTGGATTGGTTGTGGATGTCATTCTATTAATACTCCAATTATGATGAGTAACGGTACAATTAAAAATGTACAGGATATTACAGTCGGGGATAAATTAATGGGTGATGATTCAACAGAAAGAAATGTAGTTGAACTTAAACGTGGATATAGTGATATGTATAATATTACCACTATTAAAGGTGAGAAATTCACTGTAAATGGTGACCATGTTCTTTGTTTAAAAGCAACCACAATTGGGTCATTATATAATTCTGTAAAAGAACATAGATATAAACTATTGTGGCAGGAAAAAGACACTAATGGTCTTCCAATAAATAAATGCAAAAATTTTCCATACAAACATAAAGATAGAAAGATATATATTAAAGATATTTTTTACTATGAAAATGAAGATGATGCGAAAATTAATGCATTGAAGTTCAAAGAAACTTTAAATGAAAATCCTAACTATATTAAAAATGGTACAGTGATAGATATAAAAGTAAAAGATTATTTGAATATCCGTGACAAAATAGGGCATAGAAACTATTTCTTATACAAGGTTGGTATAGATTTTGAAAAAAACGATTTACCACTTGACCCTTATATGGTTGGTTATTGGTTAGGTGATGGAACATCACAACTACACGACAATATTTTTTATCAAACATTGAAGAATCTAAATCTCGTCGAAAATAAACATATCCCTGATATATATAAATACAACGATAGAAATAACAGATTAAATATATTAGCTGGAATAATTGATAGTGATGGTCATTATCAAGTAAAAAGTAATCAATATGAAATAACTTTAAAAAGTGAAAAACTAATTGATGATATATTATATTTAGCAAGATCTCTTGGATTTTCATGTAATAAAAAAAATGTTACAAAATCTTGTCAAAATTTTACAGGAAATTATTTTAGTATTATTATTTATGGTGATGGTATAGAAGATATTCCAGTACTCTTAGAAAGAAAAAAGGCGAATCAAAGAAATAAAAATAAAAATGCATCTTATTATGGATTTAATATTGAAAAAGTAGAAGATGATTATTTTTATGGTTTTGAATTAGATGGTAATCATAGATATTTAATGGGTGATTTTACAGTTACTCATAATTCAAATGGTAAATCCAAGATTCTTGAATTATTTGTTCGTTCTTATGGTAATTATGCAATTAAATTTCCTATTACACTTTTAACTGGAAAACGACCCCCATCAAATGCATGTACTCCAGAAGTTTTACAATCAAAAGGCAAACGATTTGCATATTTTGAAGAACCGTCTGAGAATGAATACATTAATGCGGGTTTGTTAAAAGAATATACTGGAGGTGATAAAATAAAAGCACGTGGATTACATAAAGATCCAATTGAATTTAAACCACAGTTTAAAATCGCTCTTTTATGTAATGATATTCCAAAAGCGCCTGCATATGATACTGGTTATTGGAGAAGAGTTGAAACGATTGAATTTAAAAGTCGATTTTGTGATAATCCAAAAGAACCGAATGAGTTTCCAATAGATAAACATCTATCTGTAAAAATGAAAAGCTGGGCTGAACTTTTTATGGCGTTATTACTTGATGTTTATTATGTAAAATATAAAACATCTGGAATAAAAGTTCCACATGAAGTTATTAAATATACACTCGATTATCAAAGACAGTGTGATACCTATACAGATTTTACAGTAGAAACTATAATGGAAACTAAACAGGCAACTGATAACCTTGAACTAAACGGACTATATGAAGAGTTTAGATCATGGTATGAAAATTCATTTGGTGGACATAAATGTCCCAATAAAATGGAGTTTAAGAAATATTTAAAAAAGAAATATGGTACTAAAAAAGTAACAGGTGAATATATTAAAGGTTTCCGAATGAAAACAAATGAGGAAAAACAAGAAATGATTGATAATCCAGAAAAATCAATTATGGGTTATTAAAAATAAATAATTTACTAATTTTTAAATACTTTTTATTATACATATGAATACATATATATTATACATATATATTATACATATATATACATATCCATATCCATAACCATATCCATATATTAAAAAATATATAATATTAATTTTATAAAATATTTTCAAAAAAATAAAAGTAAAGAACAACTTAAAAAAATATTTATTCATTATATATAAGAAATAATATGGGATTCGCAATATTAAGTTTAATTTCAAATACGATTGTAACAAGTTTAGCATGTGTTGGTATAGCGACAGTTATAAATAAAGTTGGTAAATTTTTTAAAATTACAGAAGAACATAAAAATGATGGATTTAAAGCAGGATTTGATAGTATTATGATAGATTCAATTGATGAATTAAATAAGTGTGTTGAATCACTAACTATTATATCAAGTAATATTGGAAAAATATGTATAGTAATGTATGATATTACGGTAGGAAATAAATTTATTAAAAAGGATAAAAATGGTAAAATAATTATATGTAATAAATCAAAGTTATATTCAGGATATAAAGATAAAATTGATGAATTAACAAATAAAGTTAAAAAATATGAAAATGAATTAAAGAAAATGAAACATAAGGATAATAACGATAAAAATACTGATAATGTATATGTAAATGAAAGTAGTGAAATACAAGATGATTCATCATGTTCAAGTAGTGAAAAATCATATTCAGATGTTTCAAGTGACGATGAAATTATTGTAGAAAAAGATAATAATGAACCAGATTCTGCAGATAAGGAAGAGTTTTATTTAGAAAATGAATAACTTTTGTTATTTTTGTTATTTTTGTCATTATAAATATATGAAAGTATAAATATTGAAATACAAAATACAAATTATATAAAAATAATTTATGAATTATTTTTAT